CGGCGTTAAACTAGGAGTTTCATCGAGAGGTAGTGGCAACGTAAGCGAAAGCGGTAATGGTGAAGTTTCAGATTTTGAAATTATTACTGTAGACGTTGTGGCGCAACCAAGTGCGCCAGGCGCATACCCAACACCGATATACGAACATCTTATGAATAGCAGAGGCGGTTATAGGGCGTTCCAAACATCAAGGGAAGTACAAGGCGATAAACAGGCACAAAAATACTTAAAAGAGAGCTTATTAGATGTAATAAGCAAACTCCGCTAACTAGGAGAGGATATAAAATGTTAGATGCACTAAAATCACTCTTTGAAAATTCAGCACTATCAGAAGAAGTGCGCTCAGAACTAGAAGAAGCATGGAACGCAAAAATTAAAGAAAACCGTTTGCAAGCGACTGCGGAACTACGTGAAGAATTTGCTAAAAAGTATGAACATGATAAGTCAACAATGGTGGAAGCCATTGATGCTATGATGACAGAAAAACTTAGCGAAGAAATTGCAGAATTCCAAGAAGATCGTAAGCAGTTATCTGAAGCAAAAGCAAAATTTGCTATTGCACAGCGTAAAAATGCCAATCTAATGAAATCATTTGTTAGTGAACAACTAGCAGTTGAAATCAAAGAATTACATTCCGATCAAAAAGCAATGGCTGACAAGTTCGTTGCTCTAGAAGAGTTTGTAGTAGAGTCACTTGCTAAAGAATTAGCAGAATTTTACGAAGACAAAAAAGATCTTGCCGAAACAAAAGTACGTTTAGTACGTGAAGGCAAAGCTCACGTCAATAAAGTCAAAAGAGACTTTGTTGAAAAAAGTGCAAAATTGGTATCGGAAACAGTTGCTAAAGGTCTCAAAAAAGAGATTGCAGCACTTAAAGAAGATATTGATCAAGCACGAGAAAATGATTTTGGTCGTAAATTATTCGAGGCATTTGCAAACGAATATAGTCACTCATATCTAAACGAGAAGAGTGAAACTTCTAAGTTAATGAAAGTTGTTGGTACTAAAGACAAACAACTAGCAGAAGCTAAAGAAGCAGCGGCTAAAGCAATTAAACTTGCAGAAGCACAATCACATCAAAATAAATTGATGAACGAAAGTGTAAAACGCAAAGACACAATTAACGGAATGATTGCGCCACTAAGCAAAGATCACCGTGAAATTATGATAGACTTACTGGAATCAGTTCAAACTGCAAAACTACGTTCTGCGTTTGACAAGTACCTACCGGCAGTTATTGACGGCAATACTCCAGCGAAGAAGAAGGCAGTACTAGCAGAGGCAACAGAAGTAACAGGCAACAGAACCCAAACAAATGACATCAAAGCAGACGCAGACCACAATGTGGTTGATCTAAAACGTCTTGCAGGATTATAATAAGGAGAAACCAATGTCAGAACTATTAGAAAGTCGCTGGCACGATACAAAAAGCGCACTTCTTGAAGGCCTTCAAGGCAATAAGAAAGCAGTAATGGCTTCAACGCTAGAAAATACCCGTAGGTATTTGGCTGAAACTGCAACTGCTGGTGCTACATCTGCCGGTAACATCGCCACCCTAAACCGCGTCATCCTACCAGTGATCAGACGTGTTATGCCAACCGTTATTGCTAACGAGTTAGTTGGTGTACAACCAATGACTGGTCCAGTTGGTCAGATTCACACTCTACGTGTTCGCTATAGCGATACAGCGGGTACAGGTGCATCAGGCGCAACAGCTGGTGAAGAAGCACTATCACCATTTAAAATTGCCGAAGCATATTCAGGTAATACAACTAGTGCAAAAGCTGACTCTACAGCAGCACTTGAAGGTGAAGCTGGAAACAGACTAAGCATTCAAATCTTGAAGCAAACTGTTGAAGCGAAAACTCGTAAGTTGAGTGCTCGTTGGACATTTGAATCTGCTCAAGATGCTCAGTCACAACACGGTATTGACGTAGAAGCAGAAATTATGGCTGCTCTTGCTCAAGAAATTACTGCTGAAATCGACCAAGAAGTACTATCAAGTCTAAGTAGCTTGGCTGGTACAGGTACAGATACATATGACCAAGCAGCAGTATCAGGTACAGCAACATTTGTTGGTGACGAACATGCAGCACTTGCAGTTCTAATCAACCGTGCTGCAAACCGCATTGCACAACGTACACGTAGAGGCGCAGGAAACTGGGCTGTTGTATCACCAGCTGTATTAACAATTCTACAGTCTGCTACAACTTCAGCATTTGCACGTACTACAGAAGGTACATTTGAAGCACCAACAAACACAAAAATGGTTGGTACATTAAACAACGCAATGAAAATCTACGTAAACACATATGCATCAGATGATGATGTATTAGTTGGATACAAAGGTACTAGTGAATCAGACGCAGCAGCGTTCTATTGCCCATACATCCCACTAATGAGTTCAGGTGTTGTCCTAGATCCAGGCACATTCGAGCCAACAGTTTCGTTCATGACACGTTATGGATATGTTGAGCTATCGAATACTGCTTCGTCGCTAGGCAATGCAGCTGATTACTTAGAAGAAGTACAAGTTACAACTGGCAACCTAAGCTTCACATAAGTTAATTTAACAATTAACAAAATAGGCCCTACGGGGCCTATTTTTATGATAACTAATTGTATGGATATTAGTGTAGAAAAAACTCCTAAACAAAAATTAAGTCAATACGCAATTGATACTGCTTCGAGTGTAAGCATTACTCATTTGCCTAAAACTGATCTTAGCATTGTTAAGGACGCAGCTATTAGATTAAATGACCAAGCAGGTGCTGCTAAGGCAGTTGCACATATTGGCGCACGTAATTTACAAAGTGAAAGTGAATTACACGAAAACTGTATTGCAATGCGTAAAGCAGGAGTTGATAAAGTTTTGATTATAGGCGGCAGCACATATCAAGGTAAAGTTTATCAAACAGCATACGATGTTAAAACGCATATTGAAGATTACGGTTTTGATATGTATTGCGGAGTATATCCCCAAAGTGAAGAGTATGCAGTAGCAGAACACACAAAGTATATGCACTTCAAAGGTGGAATAAGTCAATTGTGTCTAAACCCTAGATTACTTAATACTTGGGAAAGGAAAACACGAGTTGGCGTAGCTACTAATTGTACATTAGAAGGACTTTGGAAATATGCTAAACTCTGCGGACTAACTGATAGCATATCTTATGCTGTTGGTAATTTACGTGGATTAAGTTATCTAACCTCAAAAGGATTTAATACTGTAAAGTTTGTTAATGATCTAAGAGACATGCCTGTACATTTATATAACTTTGGAAAGTTAGATCAAACACTGTTGCAATTGGAGATGAAATAATGATAGTACAAGGACAAGTTTTTAAATTTGTTGGGATTATGGGCTTAATACGTCCAGACGAAATGGGACAAAATAGAGTTGACGTTTTGTTTAAAAAGCGAGAATACAATCTTAAAATTGGAGACAGAGTTGAATTCGAACCAGTATTAAAAAATGGCAGAAAACATGCAGAAAATCTAAAAAAAGTAGAAAAAATTGGTTGACTTCTATTTGATAGTTTGTTATATTAAGTACATAAGCTAGACGACGGTTTAGATTAGATAGTGCAAGGAACGGTGTTGCGTAGTGACACAACTTGGCTAGTAGCTGTAGTGGCAACATATGAGTGTAGAGATACAAAGATATGTTTTTGGAAGTAACTATCCGATACTAGGCTCCTCCGAAATTGGCATGAGCTACTAGGAGGTTGTTGGTAATCATTAAGTCCAACCTATCACCCTTATTATTAAAAGGTCTACCCACTAATGCGGTAGGCCTTTTTTTGTGAACATTTACCCATTTTATTCTTTTAGATAAATACTAGTGTCAGATAGTGTGCCGCAAGGCGGACTTATGCTGTACCCGCAGCGTAGCTCATAGAACGGGCATAGGACTACTTTTTATAGGAGAAAAAAATGGGAAGACCACTTAATAAGAGATTGTTTGCTGATGCCACAACTGGCCCAGGAGCAGGCGACGAAATCAAAGTTAACTTTCATAACGGTACAGCCGTTAAAGAAGGATTTATTGTAAAGCAAAAAGGTTCAAAAACTTTTGTATGCTCAGAAACAGGAGCAGCTGATACTGTACACACTTGTGTACTAACAACTGGTAAATTACCAGCAGCACTAACAGCAGGTGAAATGGCTATTTCATTCAAAATGGACGACGAAGAAACATACACAGTAAGTAAAATTGCTGGACGTAAAGTTACTTTATCAGCACCAAGTGGTACAGGCACAAATTTGTATGACGGCAAAAGTGTAGCATGGAACTTTAGTACATCACTAGTAGACGGCGCAGCACAAGTTGAAGAAGCTGGTGCAGATGACGTTGATAACTTAGATGACGACGATTTCACTGAAGACGCATAAGGACTAGCTAAATGGCCGAACGTTTTAATCGCTTAGGAGTAGACAAGTATACAATACAAATCAACGAAGACGGTGAGATTGTATTTGATACAGGTACTAACGGTAAAGTAAAAATTACTGGAGACTTAGATGTCTTTGGGGAAACTACTACTATTGAATCTACAGAAGTTGCAATTGCTGACAAAACATTTACAATTAATAAAAATGAAACTGTTGGCGGTATTAGTGACTTATTAGATGGATACGATCGTTCGGCCGGTTTAATTATCGGCAGAGGCGGTGCAGCAATTGATGCAAGAATCTTCTTTGATGAAGATTTAAACGGAATTGATTCCGGAGGTGTAGACCCAGGAGCATTCTTTATTGGTTTAGGAAACGGCGAATATAAAGGTATTCACGCAAGTAGTATTATAACTGATACTAATGAAGATTTATATTTAATAGGACAAGGTAGTGGTGTTGTTGTTGCATCTAACACAACAACTTACGAACGTCAAATTTGGCAATATAATTCAGAAGATCCTACAGATTTAGAAATAAATTTCCTTGCTGGAGCAATAAACGCCGGTAAAGAAGATGCTCTTGTAAATGCTACAGGTGTTGTTGAATATGTAGACAGTTATCATAATTACTTCTTCCAATCTAAAATTGAAAAAGATGATAGTAGTGTAGAAGTATTTGATGCTGATATCGACGGCGGAGATACTAAAGTTGTTATCACATTAGATGGAACAAATTTTACAAACTTTTTTGATAGTAGAGTAGAATTTGGTACACTACGCTTGATTAACGATCCGGGTGATATTCCTGTTATTACAACTAGTAGTATTAATAGTAATATTAGATTGCGCGGTAGCGGAACTGGACAAGTGCAAATCGATGGTTGGCAGAACTTTATGCTCGAATCTGATCCATTAACTTCGCCAGCAGAAGGTGTTACAATTTATAGTAAATCACTAGGAGACGGCGGAACCGGATTATATTTTTACAATCAAGATGGCACACAAGACGAATTTGTTAGCAGAAACAAAGCACTGCTATACAGTATTATATTTTAAGGAATAAAGATGGCAATAGTAAACGCAAATATACTTACAACGGATACAACTCTAGTCACTGTTCCTGCTGGAAAAAAATATGCACTAACAACAATTATTGTTTGCAACAACGGCATTGATGATGGCGCTGGTACAAACAATACTAAAGTTGATATTCATGTTATACCTAATGGTCAATCAAAATCGGATGCTAATCGTATTATCAACGATTTGCCGATTGACGGTGCTGATACATTTACTTTTTCAGCAGAAAGACTGATATTAGAAGATGGCGACACAGTAGTATGTGTCGGTGCTTCACCAACAGTATTATCAGCAACATTGAGTTTTTTGGAAGTTTAAATGAGTTTTATAAAAAGACAGTCGATACATAGTAGAAAGGTTGGAGATAATACATTTATCTTAACAGCCGACGGTAATATGGAAATGAACCTCGATGAGGGGAAACAGTTTAAGATAAACGCAGATGTAATTGTCGATGGCGAAGCATCTGGTCCTAAAACTAGAAATGTTTATTATGTGACAGAAGACGGAAGTGATGATAACGACGGCGCAAGCGCAGACAGAAATGGCGCTTTTGCTAGTATTAAAAGAGCATCGGAAGTTGCTCCGGCAGGTAGTTTAATTATAGTTGCTCCAGGCGATTATTATGAAAATAACCCTATCACACTAAACGATTTTGTGACTGTTTCAGGACAAGGCGAATTACGTAATACAAGAGTTTTTCCAAAAAATCCTACAGATGATTTGTTCTTTATGGGCAATGGTTGTTATCTTTTCCAAATGACATTTAGAGGATTACGTGCTCCGGCATATTGTGCTCAAATACGTCCTGGTGCATTGGTCACTACATCACCTTATGTACAAAACTGTACAAACATGAACGGCCCTTGGCTCAATGACGGTACTGAATTTATACCTTTTGAAACTGTACAAATTGAAGGAATTGAACCAAGTGCAAGACCATTAACACTAGACGACAATTCAAGTTTGCCATTTGAAAAACAAGTTAATATAGACGGCGGTGGCGGCGGTATTCTAGTTGATGGTGACAAATATGATCCTGCATCGCTAGTGTTTTCATTCGTTGCAGACGCATTTACACAAATTTCGCAAGGCGGAATTGGCTTCCATATTACCAACTTTGGTTATACACAAATTGTTAGTTGCTTCTCAGTTTTTTGTAGTGTAGGGTTCTTAGCTACCAAAGGTGGCTACCTAAGTATTTCAAACAGTGTTAGTGACTTTGGTACCGAAGGTGTTGTTGCAGACGGCTTTTATCCGATTGCTTACACAACAGCAGTTCCTACTGAAAGCTACTTTTCAAAAGTAGCAAGTGTGACATTAGATTTTACTGGACTAGGGTACACAGGAGTTCCAACAGTTGTATTTGATCCGCCACTAGGCGCAGGAGGTACAACAGCTACTGGTACTGCACAAGTTGATTTTACCACAGGAACTGTCTCGGCTGTTAGTATCATCGACGGTGGTAGCGGATATACAGAAATTCCACAAGTTAGATTTGTTGGCGGCGGCGC